TTTTTCTACTCTGATATCTGGCCCACAGAGGCATTCGTTAAAAGGACAAGTTAAGTACGATTTAGGCTTTATTATATTCTTTTTGTAAATATTTCCCATTCTTGCACCTCTGTAATTTAATAAACAAGCACTAGGATATACATCACCATTTGGTTTGATGTGTAGTCTTGTAAATCCAACTGCACATTTCATACCTTTGAAGTTACTATATTTATCTCTAATAACTTGTATTGATGGATTAGTTATTTTTCCATCTATCTGTAGTTTAATATACTTATTTTTCTGTTTATTTGTATTGAAAAAATTAAGTTGATCTTTTGTATAACTAATAAACCCTGATGAAATACTAACATCACTTGTAAATTCATCTTTTATTTTACTAGAACTAACCTTACCTGCCTGCTTAAGTTTCTTATATTGTTCCATTGATGTTTCCCAGGTTTTTGGGTTAGGTAGAAAGGTAATACTTTTTAAATAACCATGATCATTTAGCAGTTTAGCGTTCTCAACAAATACGTCTATATTTGCAAATTCAGTATGAAAACTAGCGATGATGAATTTTTTTAGTTTTGGGTTAAGTTTATTTATATAAGTTTTAACAGGTACAGATAAATTCGTGGTTAGTTTTAAAACATAATTGTATTCAACTAACCAGTTTACTAAATCTACCCATTGTTTGTATAAAGTTGGCTCTCCCCCTAAAAAACTTAATTTAATTGTTTTATTACCAAAATAATCTGATAAATATTTAAAGCAATCTATATATTCTTCTATTGTTTTAAAGTTGAAGGGTTGAGAATTATCATAACTTGCACAGTAAGAACATGAATAGTTGCATCTCTGAGTTATGTCCCAATCAACTTCAACTTGAAACTTAGGATTTTCGTATTTAAGACTTTGAAGTGCCACGATTAATAATCTTACCTACATCACCTTCAAAAGTATAAGTGCCAATATGGTTTAACTTTGTATTTGGGTCTAACCATATTTCTCCACCAATCTTTTGCCATCTACGACAGAAAGTATAATCTTCAGATAAGTAACGATTATCGTCAGGATCGTGAATCGTATCAAAAAATGAATAACAATACTTGTTATATTTAGGGTCAATATTAGAATCATTTTTATAATGTAGTTCTGGATATGCGTTCATCATTTTCTCAATTACTTCGCGTTTAACTAGAAAAAATCCTGTTGATGCGTCTAAAACCTCTACAGCACCATTTTCAATTCTAATCTGCTTTGTGGCTTGATCGATAAATTTAAAATTAATAGCGTACTGCACTGGTAATGCTTTTTTAGGGTATGCTGCTGCCATAATAGGCTTATCATAGGCTAAAGCTCTAAGCACTGATTCAGAATCAAATTCTATATCAGCATCAATAAACATTAAATGAGAACACTCTGATTCTAAAAACATAGCAGTAAGAATATTCCTTGCACGAGTTACTAATGACTCATTTCTTAGCGTAGTGATTCGAAAATTTATTCCATGCTTCATTAAGTCTTGAGTTACTCTAAACATAGATAAAAAGAACTGATCTGTTACCATTCCTCCGTAACAAGGAGTCGCAAAAAATACGTTATGCTTTCTTAAGATATCAAGGTCTATCTGAGCTTGACTTCCTTCCACGCTTGTAAAAGCACCAAAGGATTTCTTCGGTGCTTTATCAGCAGTGGTCATATCTGCTAAGGATTTCTTCATGCTAAGTCATCCACATCTTCTTGAGGTTTAAACTCATCAGAAACATCTCCAGCAAAATAAGAGGTATTTTGAAGTAACCACTCTTTTTGCTCTTCGTATGTTTGACGCTTATAAATCTTTGAAAGATCAAAAAGTTCTAATGCTTTTTCATCTTCTGTAAGAGGTGAATTATTACGGGCAGGTAAGCAAGAGTACTTTACATTTTGCGGTAAAGGACCAGTCTTTTCCTTTTTAATAGTAATATCATAACCATCTGATTCCCCAGCTGGGTTTCCGTAATCTGGATTAGTTGCATAGTCTACAATCTGTGAGTAGATTGTTGAACGCAAATCAAATAGTTTGATTTTACCATCAGCACGATCTATCACATTACAGACATATGAAAACTGTGGTTTATCTGAAAAAATTGACTCGTCAATTTCTTTGAAAGGGTCTTGAGCAGAGTTATCAAATGATTCAGTTTCTCTACTAAACTGTAAGCACTCCACAGGCATTTTTTTGCCCTCTGTAGTGACTACCCAATAGCAGTATCTTGGCATTACATCGCCTACCAATCTAACTTTAGTATCTCCGATACTCATAGTTAATCTTTCGATTTCTCTTCTTTGCTGATTTCCAGTGGATTGCTTTCCTTTGGCTTTATCCCATGCGACCATATTTGTCTCCTTTTCTGTTGAACGTTGGTTCTTTGGTTTAGGTATTCCTCGATGCCGAGGACTGTAATTCATTGTATAGTAAGTTTGCTATCTTACTGTGTGATTCTTTTGTAGGGTGTTGTGATATCGGATTGACTAATTTATTTTTTAGTGCGGTTTTTATTTTTCTATCCGTTGCTTCAGCCCAAACACTTTTATGGTATTGATCATTCTTTTTATAATCATTAATTAAAACTGATAATAAAGAATTTCCGTTAAATAAAATATTATCTACTTTATTTGGGTAATCGTGATCATTAAATATATTAAACCAGTAATTTTTAATACCAATAGATTTAAAGAAGTGATTAAATAATTCAATATTATAATACAGTTTTTCAACTTCTACTTCTTCACTCATATATCTTACACTTAAAACTTTAGATAAAACTATATCACGTGTTACGTCAGGAATAAAAAAGTTTTCATAATCATTTAGTTTTGTATTGAAAAATTCATTTCTATATACGGATGTTAAACCCCATAAAACAATACTATTTTTGATAACGTTTTTATCTCTTAAGAAATACTCCGAAGCACGTCTAAATTGTTTTTGGTTTGATGACGCACCTCTTGAAAAATTAATATTTTGTAAGCCCATCCTTTCAGCTAATAATATTCTAAAACTACAATTGACAAATTCATCAGAGTCTAGACTACTTTCATATATCTCTTTGGTTACTGGTCTATCATACGTATATCCTGCGCCAACTCCATAAACCCAACTATCCCCAAAAGTTATTAACATTTACTTTCTTGTGGAAAATAAATTTTATTACCTTTTATAGAGATAAAAGGATTTTGTAAATCTTTTCTAATATAGTTTTTAGCTATATAATCATGTTTTTCACTAATTCTACGCATAGACAACATTTGTATATATTCTGTCTTTTTAATTATAGAAACATTTTGAGTCATAAAATATGGGTTCTTTATATAACTCATTGGCTCCTGTGTTTTATAATGACAGACTAAGCTGTCTTGTTTTTGCTCTAATATACCCCATGTAAATAAATGTATAGGTATGTGATTTATTTTTAAGGCTTTCATTAAACCTTTAGTTGTATATGGATTATACAATGAAGTTTGGGCAAAAGTCAAGATCAATATCGCCGTTTGATCCTTTCTTGCCTTAGATAAAATTTCAAACCAATTAAAGTAAAACATTATTTAAAAAACTATTATACATTTGTTGCTTTCTATTCTTATTGTAAGCATGAGGAGATAAAATTTTTACATTTTCATTATCTCGTTGTGCTAAATATATTTTTTCATCTATAAAATGATGTTTATATTTTCTAAAAACATAATTTAATGATACTTGATCCCAATAATAATTATTACTTATATTAGTTGGAGCGATGTCATCAAATTTAGTATTTCCTATAATTTTATTGTTATTAATTTTTACCCATTCATGTATAAAATTTACTAAGTTTTTAGGCACTGTAATGATTGAAGCATTTACACTTCTTTGCGGATATGAAAACCTATCCCTAAATATAATTCCAATTGAATCTGGTCTGCAAAGCTCTGTAAAACAAAAATTTGACTTGAACAATAAATCAACATCAGCAAAAACATAATACTCATAGTCTTTGCAGATACATTTTTCAAACATTTTAGGTTTGATGCTTGTTGCTTTTTCTCTTGAAAGATATTTGACTGGCTGAAACCAGATATCACCAGAGCCTTTGT